TGTAAAGAAAACAGATTCAGAATGAACTATTCATTCGGATGTGCTTTGAAAGACAATTTACTTTGTGCAACAATAACTGAGTAATAATTAATATATCTTATAAGGGGTGTCAAAACCCCTTCTAAGGTTTTATAAACAAATAAAAAAACAAAAAAATGGCAATTACACAAGGACACGCAATAGATTGTTGTGACAGAAACCGTAGAGGGGGTATAAAGAGAATCTGGCTTGTAGAGCAGGGTACTTTAACAGGTACAGTTACTTTCGCTACTAACGGAGAAATTGATTCTTTTCCTACATCTTCAGCTTACGAGTTTGAATTTGATAGAGGAACGGCAGGATTTTCTGCAAACGCAACAAGAGAAAATGGTTCAACATTAGTAAATGTTGAGTTAGAATTTTATGTACCAAAAATTACAGAAGTAGTTAACCAAAGACTTAGAGAATTAACTGAGTCTTGTGGTGTTTATGCAATCGTAGAGTCTTTCGCAGACGACTGTGATTCAGATGACCCAGAGACTTACTTCTTTGTATTAGGATACGATAAAGTATTTGAAACGAAAGCATATTTAGAGTTTGCTTCAGGAGAGCAAACTTCAGGGGTTGGACTGCAAGATGCTAACGGAACTGCAATTAAATTAGCTGGAGTTCACGCTGAATATCCAAGAGAGATAGACACAACTACTGGAGGAGCAGTTATGACGGCAGGAACTTCTGTAACTGATGCTTGGAGTATCGTTTAGTACTATTTAATATTTTTTATAGAAAAGGGGATTAATCTCCCCTTTTTTATTAACTTTGTAAAAATTTTTAATATGTCAAATTATAGACTGGATGCAAAATGGTTTGTTAACAATGGTGAGGATAAGGTTATTCTCTCAGGGAAAAACAGAATTACTATTGACGGGAATAAAATTCTAAGCCAAAAAGTTTTAGGTAAATTATTCGCATTAAACAAGCCCTACATTATAGATGAAGATTCTATTGTAAATGTAAAAGAGGTTGAGGTTAAGAAACCAAAGAAGGTAGTTAAAAAGAAAAAAATAAAAATAGATGAGCCAGAAGAAGAGAGTCCAATCAAAGAAGAAAACAGTAAAGAGTCAGACTTATCAGAAGAAGGCGAGTCCTAAAATTCTAGGATATTCTTTTTCAAAGGATGTTTCTGCTGAACCACCTAAAGAACCAAACTCAACTACTACTTTAAGAGATGAGTGGATTCCATTTGGTGTTGACAATCTGTTTCCGCAAGAGCTATCTGAGCTTTCAAGAAGTGCCTCTACACATAGAGCAATTCTAAGCACAAAGGTAACTTTTAGTATAGGGGAGGGTTTGAGAACCAATGACCAACAACTACAAGAATTTATTGAAGATGTTAATTCTTTTGGAGAATCAATGGATGATGTCTCAAGAAAGGTTTTATCTGATTACTGGAAATTAGGTAATGGTTATATGGAGGTTGTTGTTGGCAACGGATACCTTAATTTCTTTCATCAAGACGGAACAACTGCCAGGATTCACAAAAAAGGAAAACATATACTTTTGCACCCAGATTGGGAAAACGCAAGGAGAACTCCAGAAGATATGAGGAAAGTTCCTATTTATCCAGACTTTAAAAAAGAGGATAATGGGAGTATATATCGTACAATGATTCATTTCTCTGATTACGAGAGCACATATTATTATTATGGCATGCCAGATTATGTAGCGGCATTAGACCATATTCGTATCGCAAATCAGATAGGGGTTTATAATTTAACTCGCTTCAAAAATGGATTTATGCCAAGTGCGATTATTGAATTAAATGCAGATATGGGAGAGGATGAGGCTCAGGACTTTATAGATGATGCTGTAGAGAAATTAACTGGAGCTGGAGATAATTCAAAAATATTATTCATTGCTAAAAACGGTGATGGAGATGCAACAAATGTTAATGTTATTAATGATGAAAGTGATGGTTCTTTTATGGAGCTACAAAAAATCACAAATGACAATATAATTTCATCACACAGATGGAATCCAGCCCTATCTGGGATACAAGTTGCAGGACAACTTGGTAATAATCAACAAATACTTACTGCATACGATATTGCTATGTCAACTGTTATTAAAGAACCACAAGCAATGTTTTTAAATGTAGTTAAAAAAATATTAAAACAAGAAAGAGGTTATAATGCTTCTGATTTACATTTTTACACAAAACCTCCTGTTAGTTTGTTAGGGGCAATTAACCCAACAGACTACATATCTATAGAGGAAGGTAGAAAAATATTCCACTTACCAGAATTAAGTGAGGAGGGATTACAGAAATTAAAAGAAGAAAAGTCTTCCGCAAAAAAGGAAGAGTCAACTAATAAAACAGAAGAAGATGGCACTAATAACTAAAGCACAAGTTGTGAGTAGAGCAATGACAAATGCTAACTTTGATACGCATTTGATAAAAAATACTTTTATTGATATTTCAGAGCTTAATCATTTAAAAACCTTCTTAGGCTGTGATTTATATGATACTATGTCAGAAGAATCAAATAACGGGATTCAATGGGTAGATGAAACGACAGACTCTTATCTTATTACCTGTGCAGCAGATTCTAGTGGAAGTTTGGACTTAAATTATATATCTATTTATTCCTCAAATAATGACAACAAATATGCTGTATTTTTTCAAATAACTGATAATACAACAATTTTAGCAACACCAACAGGGCATACAGGTGTAATAGCTGTAGATGTAACAGGTACAGGAGAAGACTCATCAGCACAAGAGGTTTCAGAGGCACTAGAAGCTGCTCTAAATCTTCACGAAGATTTTGTTAGTGATGCAACAGGGGGTGGTATATGTAAGGTATATGGGTTAAAAGGAGCATCACAACCTGAAGCTGGAACAGCAGGATTCTCAGTTGCAGGTGCAGTAGCATCAAACGGTGGTTATTTACTAACAGCAGGAAGTGTAACGATAGGCGTTAATGTTGCAAATTCTTTTATTGAGGTGGGAGATTTTGTTTCTGGATATGGAATACCATATAACAGTCAAGTTGTTACGGTAGATACTCCAGGTGCAGTTACTTCTATTACAATTAACCAAGATGTTACTCTTTCGCATGCTACAGCCTCTTTAACATTTAAAAAGCCTTATGGGGCTTTAAGAGATGATTATATATTAGATTACTTAGCGTTTTGTGTTAAGTTTGAAATATTACCAGATATAACATATAACACAACATCTCAAGGTGTTGTGGATAACATTGCAGATTTTACAAGTCCTGTTAATGAAAGGAAATTAAATTACTTGAGACAAGAAACATACAAAAAAGCAGAAACTTTTAAAAAGAAAATGCACTCGTTTTTAGATAAAAACGCTTCACATTATCCATTGTGGAATGGCTGTGGGGGTGGTTGTAATAGCTGTAAAACAGGAGGAAGTAATGTAAGTAAAAGACATGGAATAATAACATATTAATAATGAAACATCATAATAATTTAACTGACGACCAAATACATTTACCTAAAGGGTTTCAACCTGCTAGCAATAGAAGTGTGTTGATTAAAAACAGTAGCGGAGGTTTGGTTTGGGATAAAGCAAATTACACCAGCTCTATTGTTGTTTCTTGTGTGGCTGATTCTGGTGGTGATTTACACCATAGGTATTTCTGCTTATTTAGTAGTGATGATGCAAATAAATACGCTGTTTATTTTGATGTAACTAGCGTTGCTTCTTTTTCAACACCAGACGGATATACAGATGTGATACAAGTTGATTGTACTGCAACTGGTTCTGATTCAACAGCAATAGAAGTTGCTGGATATTTACAAACTGCAATTAATGGTCATGCTGATTTTTCATCTACTGATGATTCTGCTGGAACTATTACTATAACAGGAGTAACTACCGCTACTGATGCTGTTGATTCTAGTACAGGATTCACTATAAATACAACTCAAACTAAGATAAACAATGAGGTTTTAGTAACAGATTCTTCAGGGAATATAACTTGGAAGAGTCAAAGAGAAGTTGTAGTATCCACAACTTGCTTTAAAGGATATTCAACCGTAAACGGTTCTACCTATGAGGCACAAAAGAATTTTACTGATGGACAAGCACCCTTTGAACACGATAGAGATTACACGAGTGGAACTGTTGGGGATGCTGATATGGATGTTAGTGATTTTATGAAAGCAGGAGGTTATGTGGTTCAGTCAGATTGTACTGCTACTAAAATAAAAGGATGGATGACTATTAACGCTAACGGTAATACTGCTACTTTAGCAATATGTAAGGTTACCCCTGTTGATGGGGTTTCTACTGCATTGACACCTACTTTAATTAAAGAGATGACAATAACAGGGATTTCGGCAGGTTTAGATGGCTTACAAACAATTAGTGAAACAACATTTGATGCGGCAGACTTAAATGAAGGGGATATTCTTTTTACAATGGTGAAAGGGGATACGAATGGTAATGTAGTTTATTTCAACACAACATTAGAATTACAATATAAATAAATAAAAAAAACAAAAAAATGGCAACAACAGTAACAGATGCAAATTTAACGGTAACTATAACAGATAATGTTACTCTTAATGGACAGTCTTATGGTAACACAAATACCTTAACTGTGGCAAGTATTGATGAGGTGTATAGTAGAGTGGTTTCAGTGCCAATAACTACTTATACGGCTTTATTTGAGCTTGGTGCAACAACAGGTCAGGGTGTTGTTAATGCTGCTAATGCAAAGTATTTTAGAATAACAAACTTAGATGACACTAATTATGTTAATTTAAAGATTGCGGATTTAGCAACAGCAACAAACTCTTTTGTAGTTAAATTAGAGGCAGGTAAATCTTTCATTATGGGTGGTGTGTCTTTTGTGGCAGACAATTCAGATTTAGGTGCAGCACCTACTTACGAAACAACTATGCAGGTTGAGGCGGTAGCAACAACAGACACAGTTGATTTAGAGGTAATGGTGGTTTCAGTATAATAATATGAAACTTAAAGTTCTTAGGTTTAGTAGCCAGGAGGATTGTACTAACGGTATTCTTTTTGAAGAAACAGCGTTGGGGTTAAATTTTCTTTGCTATACTTTAGAGGATGAGCACAGGGTGTTAAAAGTGAGAGGGGAAACAAGAATCCCTGCTGGTATTTATGATATAAAATACAGGAAAGAAGGTGGTTTCACTAAAAAATATGCTAAAAGATTTCCAGGAATACATAAAGGTATGTTGGAAGTTTGTGATGTTCCTAATTTTAAATACATTCTTATACATTGTGGTAATGATGATTCTCATACAGCTGGATGCTTACTTGTGGGTGATTCGCAAGAGAACAATGTTATCATCAAGGATGGCTTCATTGGAAAATCCACTAATGCGTACAAAAGAGTATATCCAGCTATTTCTAAAGCGTTAGACAGAGGGGAGAATGTAATAATAGAATATATAGATTTAGATAGTAAAGAATAATGGCTACTAATAAAGATATAGTAAAGGAAATGGCTTTGATGGAACAAAGAATAGACTCAATGGAGGAAAAGTTAGACAAGATGGATACTAAGTTAGATATGCTAACTGAGAAATTATTAGACCCTGATTATGGTGTTGTTGCCAGAGTGAATCAGAATACATCTACAAGAAAAGTTATTGTAAAAGCATTATGGGTAATTTATGCTGCCACTATTGGGTTAATTATAAAAATGTTTTTAAGCAATTAAATTAGAAAAGCT